TACCCGCCGCCCTGCCGAAGCTGAACATCGAGGACACACCTTGGCCCGGCATGGCGTGAACCTTCTCGATAAGAGCGAAAGTATCGGCGGTGACGTGACCGCGCAAAGCGGTGGCCAGCATGTGCGCGTCAACCTGATTGACGACACGCGGCCCGCGCTTGACCTTTAATGTAGGCATGTCGATGATGACAAGTTCTCGGCTATCCTTATCCAGAATAGCAACAGCCCCGAACGCGCCGGGATCAATACCCATGAACTTCATGGGCGATGCGTATAATATTAGAAGCTAGTTCGCAAGTGACTGCGTGGCCCCAAAGACTTACGATGGCGAAGCCCGTCGGGTTTGTGGCGACGCTTTGCTTTTGGCTGTGGTCGCCATGACATGTCTTTAACACCACTCTTCTTGGCCATTACTTCACCTATTTAACAATTGGCGGTAGGTCATCGTTCTCGGACAGATACCGCTCCATAGCACGCGAAGCGATAAGTTGACGGAACGCTTCACGTGAGGACGACATCCGGTCCTTAATAAGTTTCTGCCGTTGATCGTCATCAAGTTGTTGCCACTCCGGTGACGCGATGTCCTGCTGGATAAGGGCTTTAGCCATGATACCAGACGCAAGCGTAAACTGGCGGCGCTCACGATCCGTAAGTTCAATTTTAAATTTAACCGGCTTCTCTTCACCCTCGATATTGACCGACAGATTAACTTCCTTTTTAGGGCGGTCGATGCCAAGCCCCAAACGAGCTACTTCTTTTTTAACAGGGTCTGTCGTCTCACGGGTTGGCTTTATTGGAGACAGAAGGTTAAATGCCGCCGCCCCGAATTGTTCGATAAGCGGCTTGCCCGCAACAGTCATAGATGGCGCACGGACAATCGGGTCACCCCATACATCAAGACGTTCTGGGACTGCTTCGATGTTGAAGTCCGTACCCATAACGCGGATGTCGTTGCCGCGAATATACGGAATGCGATCTTGGGCTTTCTTTACAAGCGTAGTGGCTTCGCGCATGGTCGGGTCAATGGCGACGGATGTTTGCCGAAGGACATTGGGGGCAAAACCGAGGGCCGTATCCGTTAAAAACTTTTTAGCTTTGTCTACGGACCGGCCTTCGCTCAATACGCTATCTACAAAATTCGAGATACCTTGGAGATATGTTTTTTCGGCAAGGTTAGACGCCACGGAAAACAATAGTGTCGAACCAACATCGTTAATCTCTTTGTCAGTCATGTAGTCCGACGCCGTATACATGTCCGCTATCACCCCAAGCGGCGTTGAAAACGGATCAAACCGCTGAAACGGAATATAGGTGTCTCCGAACTTAAAGCTATATGGCTGCCAGCCGGTAGCTAACAACGCGGCGCGTTCGTCCGGATCGGCTGGTCCCGCGCCAGTCATCATTCCATCCATCGCCAAAAGGGACGCGGTTCCAAGAACACTAGAGCCAACTGTGAGTTGAGCCAACGCCTCATTACGCTCACGCGGTGTGCCCGCAATCATCCTGCGCCAACGATCCGACAGCGGAGCCAACGGGCCACGCTCGGCGGAGTATTTAATTAGGTTGAATGGAGTACGCACAAACGGCTGTAAAATACGCAAAGGTAAAAACTTAGAAGAACCTTCTTGCACCCATTTACCAAACCGACCTAGTTCGGATTGAAAGAGACGGTATTCAGCTTCGCGCACTGCGGCTTTCTTAATGTCGTCAGTGGGGTCATTAAGATATTTGTTGTACAGCGCGGCGAACTCATCCGTTTTTCCGGCGCTCTCTTTTGCCGCACGCGTGTACGCTTGCGCAGCAATCTCGCCGCGATAGTGCATGGACTTGAACAACTCGTCTTGCGCAGAGAGGAAACGGTTAGGCAAACGAACAACTCTACCAAGTCGGCCTTCGATAGCCTTACGATTGGCTTCGACCGTTTGCTTTCCGGTCTGAACCTCTTCCGTAATAAACGCCCGCTTAGCAAGTTCAACGCCGTCCTTCGCACCCTGAAGCATACCGGCTATCCGAGCGTTTACTTCCCTAACTGTTACGCGGTTCGGTGTACGGAGGATTGCGCCAATCCCAGCCTCAGCGTATTTCTCAAACGGAGTGGTAAGCACTACACCCAAGTTTGACGAAAGGTTATAGATATGCGTAGACGGACCAGAGAGTAGCGAGTTAACGAAATACTCTTCGACTTTTTCTTTGAACTTAGGTTTATTCAGCGCGCTAACAAACTCCGCCGCTTTGGCCGGATCGTCAAACGTTGCGAGACGTTGCATAATATCTTCGATAGGAACGCCGTCAGCTTTTCGTTCGAGAAGTTGCTTCATTGCAAGGGTCATGTCAACGCTAGGACGTTCACGAAGAACGCGCATTGCCCGGCCAAGTTCGGAACTTGCACCCTGAAGTGTCTCCAGAAACGCGGTGTTGGATACAAGTCCGTCCGTCGCCTCTTGCAATAAGGTCGCGTCCCGACCACCAGACGCCACCCATGCCTTGGCTTTTGCGACTACATCGTCTGTGTTTTGATACAGGACATTCTTAGCCGCCTGAATTTGCTCGGCGTTCAACGGCATACCAACTTTACGACCAAGCAATTGGTCAAGGTCAACGTCCTTCGACAGGTCATTGATCTGCTCAATCGTCATCGTACCGCGTCGGGCTTCAGGAAAGTTCTTGTTGGCTTCCGCGATGTCAGCCAAGAACCGTTTCGTTTCGTCCGGCGTTTCGAAGTTTGTCGTCTTCATCGTCCCGATGCGCTCAGGGATTGGCGCTTCAGGCGTGCCAGCGGCCATGCCTTCGAGAACGTCTTGGGCGCTCGTGCGCATTTCGGCAAGGCGCTCAGGTGTAATAGCCGGAGCAATCTCTGGTGTAGGTGTCGGTGCTACCGCAGCTTCAGGGATTACTGCTGCGGCCACGGGGGCTTCCGGCAACTCAACCGCCTTCGCCTTTACCAATGTTTCCGGCACAACGGGAGTTGGAGCAACAGGCGTAGCAACTGCGGCCATCTCAGGGGAGAGCGCAGTTTCCGGAACCGCTTCCGCAACTTCATCCGCAACTGCGACAGGGCCAGTAGCAAAGCGGCCAGCAGCCGCGCTAAATTCTGGCGCGACACGACGGAAACCCGACGCTATTGGTTTAGCCGCAAATGGCGCGAGGGTAAGCCCCGCAGTTAAATAGTCGCCACCTGTTCCGCGACGCTTAGCGATGTTACTCAGGCTACGTTCCGTCGCCTGAAGGCCGAGTAAGCTTTCGATGTTTGAAACTACATCTTGACCGTATATGGCCGCCTCGCGTTCATCGAAACCGGGAAGTAACCCCGCTACATTCGCAACGCCGGAAGCGAGTGCGTCGTAAATGCCTGTTGTTATGGTATCCGGGCTATAGGCTTTTAGCCCCGATTGCTCATCCGCAGTTTTCATCTCGGTCTGCATTCCGAGAAGAGTTTCAAAATTTCGAACTACATCGCGTCCGTACTGAGCAGCGCCGCGCTCATCGAAACCGGGAAGAACGCCTGCTACATTTGCAACGCCGGAAGTTATTGCGTCATAAAGGTTTTCTGTAAATGTCGGGGTAGCAGCTTTTAGTTCCGGTTGACGGTTCGCAATAACAGCACTTTCCCCTGTTACCGGCAAACGTGCGACAACAGGAGCCGCAAGTAGCGGGCCTTTGTAATTCTTTGCAATCCAAGCGTCCGCCGCAGCTTTAAGTTCATCGTTGCTGTTAAGCGACGTTACACCGGGAAGCGTGATCGTCTCCCCAGTGGCCGGAATTTTCAGGAATACTGGTTCGCCTTTCGGCTTCTCCTCGGCCATGAAGGCTCCTTATCTTTGGTTTCTAAGCCGGTCCGCAATCAACTGGGCCGCGTCGCCTTCTATAGTTACCCCAGAAGATTTCGGCCCTTTCTGACCGGTATCAATAACGCGTGTTGGGTTCTTCGGATCAAACGCCATAATTCTGCCATCGGCTGTAGTACGGAACTGATACGACGGCGCGCTTCCACCACCGCCCCCGCCGCGTCCATCGCCACGAGCAAAGCGTTTTTCATCAAGCGCCAAACTACGGGCTTGAAAAGCGGTCATCTGCTTCGGGATCGTCAGGACAAGTTCGTTCGTATCTTCGTTACGAATTTCAACCGCGTTGCCAACGTCAATCTCGCGTGTCTTGGACGGCATTTTCTGATCTGTAACGACAGACGAACCATCGCCAAATGTCAGTCGCACATTGCCCGTTGCCGGATCGCGGTCACGGTTGAACACTTGTTTTTGGCGGAACGCTTCTGTCTGCACCAGTTTAAATGCTTCTGCGGGGTCCGCATTCTCAAGAACGCCGCGCTGGCTTTCTGGCAAAGACGATGCGAATTGCTTAATGAATGCGCGCTGCTGCTGCTCTTGCTGCTGAGCCTGCTGCAACTGGGCAATCTGATACTGAGCGTTCAGCTTTTCCATCTGCTGCTTGCGCACGCCCTGAAGAACGGCAGCCGGATCGGCAGCGCCACGGCTACCTGCGGCCTGAAGAACTTGACCAAGCGCGCTAATCTTTTCGCCAGTCGATAGCTGGCCGATGCCGCCGCTCATGAGAGCCTGCATATCCGCGATGTACTTTGCCGTCGGCGAAAGCTGCGGCGCTGCGGGCGCGGCTGGCGCAATCCCTACCGGAGCAACAGCTTGCGGCGCGATAGAAGGCATAGCCCCGACAGAACGTACCACGCCACCCGGCGGAGTGCGGTTCGGGACCAATGATTGCATCAAGGTTTCCATTGGGGTCGGCATCTAATTAGCCCTTCTTGAAGAGATCGAGAACACCGCCGATTGCCGAAGCAGCCGACCCAATTTGGCCGAGCGTTGACTGGCCGGGTGCGGTTGTCGTCTGTGTCATTGGAGACGGAAGACCCTGCGATCCCATGAGCAAAGTCTGAAGCTGCTGCTGTGGGAAGCCGCGCTGTTCGAGGAAGTCCTTGTAGGCCAGATCAAGGTTCTGCTGGGCCATGCCACGCTGTGCTTGGCCTGCGCCTTGAAGCATCGCAGCATAAGCTTGCTGATTGCCAAGAGCCTGTTGTCCGTAGCCCGCAAGAGCAGATGCACCCGCAAGCTGCTGGCCCGGCAGACCCTGTGCAAACCCAGCGGCTTGCGTGTATCCCTGATTATACAGGTTCGCCAGCGTCTGAGCCGTATTCAAATCTTCTTCACCTGCAAGCTGCGCTTCGTACACACCACGACGTTCGTTGCCGAATGCCCGCGCTGAAGCCATCTGAGCCTTGGTAGCCGCGTCACGTTCAGCGCGGTTCTGTGCGAGACGGGCCATCGTGGCGTCGATGACGTTGGTCTGGAACGGCGACATGAAGCCGGAGACATCTTGCTGGAACTGCTGCGGCGTGTAGCCTGCTGCACGCTGAGCAACTTGGGTGGCTTGCTGAAGTTGCGGCATCCCAACTTGCTGGGTTGCAGCGTTGATCGCGGTCTGGAACGCCTGCTCTTCAGCAGGGCGGAAGCCTGCAATGCGTGGCCCCTGATACGCCTGATACGGAATAGCCGCGACTTGCTGTGCGGCTCCATAGTTACGCGCCAGAATATCCTGAATGAAAGGATTGAGCGCCTGAGTTTGCGTAGTAGTTGTAGTCGCCATTATATTCCCCGTGCGGATTGGCCGCTTAATCCTTCGTTATTAACACAAAACAAAATAAATTGACAGCCCATTACTACTGCACCTGCATTACTGATAGTAGGCAAGATGGCCCGGATGGAGCAAATGCCGTTGCAGGAGAAGCATGAAGTTCAAGGTTCGTGCTATCAGCGGCCCACATCAACTCAATGTAATCGCCAGCAACTAATGAAAAGAAGTCATCGCGGCCTGACGCCATGTGGCCACCGTTGATGTCACTTGTTGACAAGAACGTACTTGCCGAAACATCTGTTCCATTTTTCCTGAACCAAAAATATGTAGTTTTTGCGCTGCTGTTATTGGATAGAACTGTAAAATGGGCTGAGAAATTATAGATGCCAGCTTCCGTTACAACGATCCGAGAGGCAGGCGATCCGATTGAAACGCCGTTACTTTCTTCAGTTGTGTCGAATGTAATCGCATACGCCGTATTCGCAGCGGCAGGAGACACACTAGCGGTCTTCTTAAACTGGCCGTAGAACCCGTTGTAGATCAGCTTGGCGGGGGCGTAGATACCAACGTCCTGACCCTTCTCATAAACATTATTCGAGAAGAGTTCTATGAGGCGGTTGCGTTGCGCTTCATAGTTTGGGTCGTATGCGTTTGGGGGTGGAGGTAGTCTAACGCTCATCTGCGGCCACCCGGAATTGCGTTAAGTCGCATGGCCCCTACCCGCCAATCAGACGGTGTAGTTGTCGTTACGCGCATCTTCATCTGGCGTCCGTTGAAGCGGACGGATGTTGGCTGTGTCAAACTATACGGACCGTAAGTTGATTCAGTGCTGGTCGGATAATAGCGCGTTGTAAACGTGGCGGAAACGCTACCCAGATTGCGTTCGTCAGGGATCATCTCGTTGATGTATAGTATCTGGTCGCCGTTTCCAATCTGGAAGGGACCAGTCTCGGCGTATGGCAGCGCCCCGCTGTAGTTCAGGCCCACTTCGTGGTCATAGACAAAGCCGTCCGTGCCGATCATGAGCGGGTTGCGGAACACGCCGCGATCTGTACCAGCGGTTCGAGCAAGCGTTCCGATGGACCAATGGTTCTCTACATAATCCCATGCAACGTAGCTGTCGTTTTCGTTCGCCCCAGCCGACGGATAGAACCACCAGACTTCATTATACTGCGCGTTGTTAACGGCGTATACTTTGGAGATTTGGTTAATATTGATATTGTTAAAAACGTAATCGTAAACTTCGCATGGTAATGGCTTCACATAGCCATCATAAATGTGAAAGCCTTTCTGCCCCATCCAGACAGCCATGTTATCAAGAACGGCAACGCAGTTTGCGGACACAACCCCGCAAGCACGACCCGCAATTTCAGCCTGATACACAAATGGCTGGCCGACGTAGGTGAGCGTGTGCGCGTCGATGTCCGTCAGGATAAGGTTCTGGCCACGGACACGTTTCGCGGTAATGATCCGCCCAGAAGTTTGCAGCTTAATGCTGCCCGCAAGGTTTGTGGAAGAAGGTGTCCAAACAGTGTTGTCTTCAAGGTCCGACCACGCAACAGTCCGCGCATCACCAGACGCGCCAAGCGCGAACAAGGAGCGTTCAGCGGTGACAAGAAGACCGATGCAGCTTGTTGGCGCGTTGGTGATTACAGCGGCTTTTGTTGGCGTTGAATAGTCAAGCTGCCACTCATACAGCTTGCCGTCAGATGTCGAGCAGCCAACAAGATATTCGCCCCAAGTGTCTAGCGACCATG